TCCAAAAGTTCTTTTTCTTCAAGTTTCTTCTTTTCAGATTTCCACTTTAAGAATTCCTTTTGTTCACCCTCATCTCCATTAGTACTACCTTCAGGTTTATTTGAAGGTTGGTCTTCACCAGCTTCAGGAGAAGGTTTTTGAGTGCCTTCGTCATCTTGTGGAGTTTCTTCCTCTTTGACTTCTTTTTTAGGCATTTTTTTTAACCTCCATTTATTTAATTGTTCCATTCCAACTAACTCCTTGAATTCTTTAAATCCAAATGCTGTAGCAACAGCATTGGGATTCTTAGGATTACTCGCCCCGGTATAACCGTGGAGACGAGTTCCTGGCAAAAGAATTCTGACTAAGTTGTTCCCAACCCAATCAAAGTCGGTTGTCATAAACCCGTCGGTATCGTAGGTTATGGAAAATGAATTAAGTTTTCTATCTTTCCAATCTTGAATAATCTGTGGAGTCTTAGGATCATCCATTAAATATTTTGTATCTACAAATAAACCATATTCACCATCAGATAATGGAATTACTCTAGCCGGATTTTTATCAACATCAGCTTCTGCAAAAAATTCTGGACAAAAAGGATCTCCTTCACTATGATGTATTCCACATATTCTAGCATTAAAATCAGTATTTAATTGAACAGCAAAATCATCAAGAGTCTCTTTAATAATCTTATCAGGGATATCAACACCTTCTTCCATATCTGTATTATCAACATGAGTAGTAGCAATAAGGCCTTCAACATGAAACTCATTACCAATCTCTTTAGTCTCTACCCCAATTACTGGACATAAGAATTCTTTTTTCTCTTTTCCTTTAGGAAAAGGTTTTGTATCATTATAACCTTTTTTATTTATCCAAGCGTAATATAATTCTTTACCTTTTTTCTCTCCGTACTGTTTTATAAATCTATTATAAATTTTTTGAAAGTCTGCACTCTTTGGCATTTTAAGGGTTTATTTTTTTTCCTCCAGCATTTGTTTGGTTTTTTAATTGAGTATCTTGTTTCTTTTTAGCTTTTAATTTAGCATCTTGATTTTTTAAAACATTATCATTATTATCAAAATTTTGATTTAACATCCCAGTTTTCATAGTTTCTTCATCTCTTAATTTTTTCTGTTTTTGAGCTTCTTTAATTACTTCTTCATCAATATTTAAAAAACTTCCTGCTTCTTCAACAGTCCATAATCCTAATTTTAATCTTTGCTCTGCAATAGAAGTTTTTTGTAATTCATTTTGAGTTTCTCTAACTTCATCCTGAAGATAACCTCTTCTAAATTTCATTTCAACTCCAAAGTAAGGAATCCATAATTGAACATTATAAGCATCTTCTAATTTACTTTGCCATACACTTATTTTTCTCCAATAACCTGTATCTGCCAATCCTCCAGAATCTCCCATAGATGCAGCTTTACCAACTAGAAAAGGAATTCTATTAACTGGAATTCCATAAAGCATAGCAAGAACACTTATCAAATATAATCCTAAATCCTTATTTTCCATTTGATTCTCAACTTCCATTAACTTTTCAATTGTTAAATCTCCAGTAAAAACAAGATTACCATGTTTATTCTCTATCTTCTTATATTTTGTCAAAGTGTCAATTAAATATTGATGATTTTTACTTCCTGCTAATTCTTTAGGCAAAATAAAAACATTATCTGGTTTTCCACCATTCTCAAAAAAAGAAACATAATTTCTTGTTATTAACCACAATAAATAAATTTCAGAAAGTATTGCTTCTAATGGTGGAAATGGAAAAACTTTTCCATCAAAAGGCATTAATTTAAAAACAATAACTTCATCTGGAGAAAATTCTTTTGTATTAACTCCAACTCTTTGAACATATTTTAAAACTTCGTATTCATCAGTATGAATAGAAACAGTACTTGATGCAATGTGTCTTAATTTTTTTACTAATTTTTCTGAATTTTCTTTTTTTAAAAGTTCAACCATTTTACTTGCTTTAAATTCTAATTCATCAGATTTACATTCTGGAAATACTTCTTTTACAGCAAGATTACAAAATTCTTTTAATTGTAATTCTTCTATTTTTCCTATCCAATTATAACCAATTCCGGTAATCAATAAATCATAAATTGTTTCTTCCGCAACTTCTTTTCCCCTATTAGTTTGCCAAAAAGCTGTAGATTTTATTACCCTATTTCTCCCAGAAGATTTATCAATTGGTTTAAAATCTATTCCATCACTAAGCATATCTGTTGCGATAATATTTAAAAAACCCATAAGAGCTGGTGATCTCCTAGCCCATTTGATAAAAGTTTTAAAATTATTATCTTGATCATAAGGATTAAATTTAGAAAATCTTTCAATAAATAAAGAATTCAGTAAAGGTAGGTGTTTATTACTTTGAAAGTCATTTGTTCTTCTTAGGTATTGTTGAATTTGCACCATCTTTTCTTAGTCTCCAATAAATACTCAATAATTGTTTTATTGCAAATCCATAGGCTGTCATCGTTAAAAAGGTAAACTTAACTTCAATAAGGGCCCATAAAATAAAATTTATTACAAACCCTTCAATTAAAGCTTCAGTCAACCAAACAAATAAATCACTCTTTATAGCCTTAAAATCTATTTCTAATAAATATAATCTTGGCTTTTGAATGATTGTATTTAAGGTTCTCTCAAGTGCAATCTTTTTTTTATTGAAGTACTTACCCACTATAAAAACAAGATTATATTTAAACTTTTCGGTGTCATAACTTTCTATTGGTACAAAAGCAGCATTTCTAATTTTCTGATGAATTAACGAACTCTGCTTTTCCTCTTTTTTTATAAAGTTCATCATATTCTTCTCTAATTATTTTTCCATTATAATAATCTTCTTCAAGAGATAAAATATCATCTTCTGTAAGATTAAAATCTTTAAAGAGGTCTTTCTTTGCAAAATGTGCATTCCTCATACTTACTATTGCCTGCATTTTCATTAAAGCATATTCTGCTCTCATATACTCTTCAGTTTTTTCGCACCCATCGATACATTCTTTAATATCTCTTTCTTGAATTTGTTTTGCAATCATATTGCATCTAGCTAAAAAATATCTTCCATTAATTATATTCTTTATATAATCATTTTTTTTAGAAGCTAATCTTAACTTTACCCCAAATTCAATCTCTTTTTTTTCAGATTCAGTTTTTTCTTTCTTTGGCATTTTCTTTAACCTCCATGCATTTATATTTAAAAAGACAATTATCAGTAAGTGTAAAAGGTTGATTTTCTAATTTAGAATTTTCTAAAGTTAAAACTCTACATACTCTTGGTTTTTTATCTGGATGACCAATACATAAATTATTTTTTAGAAATTTGCATGGATAAATATATAAAATTCTAGTACCAACAACAGAAACTCTTTCTTTCTTAATTCTTAAGAATCCTCTTAAATATTCTATATCTCTCAGTTGATAATATCTTATTTCACCAAGATCTAATTTTTCTTTTAATTTAACTAAAATATATTTCCCTGGTTTTTCTAAATCTTTCATATCAATATTTAAAAATATTAATTTACAACATTCTGCATCACAATGTTTATGCCATTCTAAACAATTAGTGCATTTTTTTGATTCTATTATTTTTATTTTTTCTTCTTCACTTATCATACTATCACCGCCGATATTGGAACATTTTCTGGTTGAATTATTAAACTACATAATCCTGCAATAGCATCTGGAAAATCATCTCTATCTCTTTCATTTTCATGATGTACTTGTAGATGTCCTCTTGAAGATCTCTTAAATCTAAGCATACTAAGTTGTTTATCGCATTCTTTTAAATAAGGAATTTTCAATCTTTTTTGTTCTGCAAGAAGTTTAAATAATGTATAAATCCTTGATTTATTCTCGAGAGAAAATTCAACAGGCATAGCCATAATTCCTAATTGTTCAACTCTTTTTGTAAAATCTTCTAATCCTCTACCTACACCGGTATTATCCCAACCAACCATAACAACTTTATTCATCCCAACATTTATAATCAAATTCTTTAAATCTTCATCAATAATATTTGTATAAGAAGTTCCCTGTGGATATTCCAACATTTCATAAACATACACTTTTGCTGCCCATTCTTTATCATTATCGTAAATCGGTATACCGATTACTCTAACTGTTCTATCCATGGACTTCCCCCAATCAAAAAATACATAAATTGGTTGAGTTAAGACTGAAGGAATAATAGAACTTCTATTCTCTTGCATATCTTTTCTTTCTTGGAGAGTCAAAAATCCTCCTTCTGGGGACGTAAAGACTGCAAGAAGTGTTGAATCTATTTGTTCTCTTGTTAAACCCTCACAAAGTTTATCAAATTCTTCTTGGGTATTTGTAGGACAATCCAAAAAATTAAATGCATACCGATGAAAATTTTTGTCATTCCATAATTCCCATCCAATTCCTTGTTGACCATTTGGATTTGTAAAAATTATAATTTGCCCTTTTGTTGTATAAGTACGAGGCTGAAGAATTTGTTTATAAAAATATTCTCCATTATCGTAAAAATGTAACTCATCTACTAAAGCTAAATCAACAGCATAACCTAAAGCTGCTTCTGTTGCAGGAACACAGATAATTCTACTTTGTGGAAGTTCTACTCTTTGAGTAAAAGTTTTGTCTAATTTCTCATCATAAACCTCTTCCACTTTAAAATGTCTAAAATAAATTTCTGTTTTTGTTTCAGTATCTCCAATATCATAAGAAAAATCTAATCTTGAATTTTGTAAAAAACTTTTAATTTGTCTAAGAAGGTCTTTTGATTGTGGAAGAGTTTTTGAAGTCATCAAAACAGTCTTTCCAGGATTAAGAAGTGCAAAAGTTATAGCCTTTAAACAAAGAGTTATAGACTTTCCTATTTGATTTGCAGCTGCAAAAAATATTCTTTTATGAGGATCATTAATAATTGCATCTTGATATGTATAAAGTTTAAATCTTTTATTTGGATTTCTAGGGTCTTTAAAAAAAGCATAAGCATAAATTGTTGGATCTTGAAGTAAATAATATGCATATTTTATTTCTTCTTCTGTACCTTCTTCCAAAATATTATTTTCTAAAATTTTATCCCAAGCCTTAAATTTTTTTTCAGTTTTATAAATCATTTCTTGAGTTATTGAATTAATGACATCATAAATAATTTCTTTCCTACTATGTTCAACTGTTGGACCAATAATAAATTCTTGTTCCATAATTAATTCTCCTTTTTCTCTTTTTTCTTTTTTTCAGAAGCTATCTCAAAAACAGATTCTCTAATTTTTGTTGAGATATCACTATGAGAAACCTTATGCAAATGAAGATTTACACTTTTGTCTCCATAAAGAGCTTTTTGTATTTTTTCCAAAATATTATTATAAGATCCAACCCACCTTCTAGTATGATCACTTAAAAATCCTTTTTCATTCATTTCTTTTTTTATACTATGGTCTAAAAATGTTTTTATTTGGACAGCTAATCTCTGTTGTGCCTGAACTGGATTTTGCATCTCTTTAAGAAGAGTATTAAATTCAGATTCATTAAGTTCTTTTATTCCTTCATCGTCACTTTCTTCTTTTAAATCTTCTGTTGCTTTATCAAATTCTTTTTGTGTTATTTCATCCATTTTATTTATCCATTAATTAATTATATTTATATAAAATTATTGCATCGTTAACAGCTTCTTCAACAGACTCTACTCCTGCAACTGCTCCTTTTTTTGAAGTATATTCTTTGCTACATGAAACAATTTTACCATTACTTGCTCTTAAAACAAATTCCCATCTTCCTTTCTTGTTTTTAAAAATTTCAAATACTGATACCATCTTCTTCTACTTCTTCTTTTGATATAATTATTACTTCTTTCTCATTAAATTTTTCAACAGATAAAATTAATTCCATTCCTTTTTTTAATTTCATAATATCAATAATCTCAAGTGGAATGTTTACACTAAAAACAAAACTTCCATTTGATCTTTTTATACTTTGTAATTTAGACATTTTTTTCATCAACTGATTTATCTGCAAACCATAAACACATTTTTTTCCTCAAGTCTTTTCTATCTTCACACCAAATTATTTCTAT